GATAGAACACGAGGTGGGTATGCAAAACAAACTCAAATAGTAGAAGTATCTACTGATGAAGGAGTTTTGTTTCCAATAGGTGGAATCAGAATGGTGGTGCGAGTTATGTATCAATACACTTCTGGCACACCTTAATATAAACAAACAAGGAGAACAAAATGGCAACTCATACTGGCTCAGAAGGAACAATTAAAATTGGTTCTACTGTTTTAGGTGAATTAAGAAGCTATACACTAGAACAAACATCAGACACTATTGAAGATACTTCAATGGGTGATGCTGTAAGAACTTACAAAGTAGGTTTAAAAGGTAGTTCAGGTTCAGCAAGTGTATTTTTTGACGAAGCTGATGCTGGACAATTATTATGCACAGTTGGTTCATCAATCACTTTAAATTTATTTCCAGAAGGAAATCAAACTGGTGATAAGTTTTACGCAGTTGATGCGATAGTAACTGGATATAATGTAAGTGCATCTTTTGATGGAATGGTAGAAGCAGAAATTACTTTCCAAGGTACTGGTGCAGTAACAATCGGAACAGCAAATTAATTAATTAATTAGAAAAGGAAGATATATGGCAGTAATAGATAGAGTGAAGGCACAGTTTGAATCTTTAGGGATTAAAAAGATTGAGGTAGCTGAATGGGGCGAGGAAGGCAAACCTTTAATAATATATTGTTCACCATTTACTTTAGGTGAAAAAAGAAACCTATTCAAAGGTGCTAAGAATGATGATCTAGGAGTGTTAGTAGATGCTATCGTTTTAAAAGCAAAAGACTCTGAAGGAAATAAAATATTTAAGCTAGATGATAAGCTAACATTATTGAATAATGCTGATGCTAATGTTATAGTTAAAGTAGCGACAGAAATGTTGTCTGGTGTTTCTTATGAGGAAGCTGAAAAAAAGTAAGGACTGACCACGAGTTGTATTCTATACTTTCTCTTGGTTATGAATTAAAAAAAAGTATGGAAGAAATTTTGTGTATAACACAAGATGAATTTTATTATTGGATAGCGTATTTTAAAGTGAAGGCAGAAAAAGATAAACTAAATTATGGCAGATCAGCAAGTAAAAATAACAATCTCCGCAATAGATAATGCCACAAAAGCACTTAACGATGTTAAAAACTCTTTAAAAGGAGTAGGTAAAGAAACTGATAAAACAGAAGTTAGTTTTTTTTCATTAAAAAATGCTGTAATAGGATTTGCAACAGTAACAGCAGTTCTTCTAGTTAAAAGAATAGCAGACGCTACAAAAACATTCCAAGATTTAAGATCAAATTTAATAACTGCAACTGGTTCAATTCAACAAGGAACAGAAGCGTTTAAATATTTAACACAATTCGCTAAAGGAACGCAATTTGGTGTTGAAGATGTGACTAAAGCATTTTTAACTTTATATCAAAATGGTGTTGAACCTACTGAAAGAATCTTAAGAATATTCACCACAGTGGCAGGAAACGCTACTAATAAATTAGACACATTAAATGATTTAGTAATTTTATTTGCCAAAGGGGCTCAAAACGCTGGTATAGGGGCTCAAACATTAACACAGTTAGTTAAAAATAATATACCAGTTTATGAGATTTTACAAAAACAATTAGGTATTTCAACAGAAGGCGTAAATAAATTATTTGATAGCTCTTCAACTGCCAAAATTGCTCTTGATGCTTTACTAATAGGATTAGAAGAAAGAGCTAAACAAGCAAGTAATAGAGTTGATAATCTTGCAACGAGAATAGATTTATTTACAAAAAGCACACAACAACTTCTTGCAGAGATAGGCGAAACAACTTCATTAAATTATTTCTTTGATACTTTAAATGAAGGTTTTGAAAGAAATAAACCTTTACTACAATTTCTTGGCAATCTTCTTATTGGTGTAATCAATGTAGTAGCTTTTATTGCTAATACAGCAAATAAAGTAATGTTTGATTTTTTTGAAATGTTTAGTTTTTATGCAAAGCCATTAAAAAATATGGCAGATGCGATTTATGAAACTTTAACACCAGCGTTTGCTTTTTTAACAAGACAAATAAATAATGCAACAAAAGCATACGAAGCATTAAAAAGAATAGGCAAAGCCAATTCAAGTCAAGTAATGACAAGAGATACTTTTGAATCTGATACGGCTATAACGACAGGTAAATTGCCTGATGAACCAAAAACAACTCCAAAAGCTACACAACTACAAGAAATAGTTTCAACTACATCAATAGAATTAATAAAAGTATTAGATACTTTTGAAAAAATAGCCGACATAATTTCTAAAGGTATTACCACTGGAATAAAAGATGTTTCTAAATCATTAGCAGAATCAGTTGTATTAGGAAAAAGTTTGCAAACTTCTTTTAGAGATATTGCTCAAAATTTATTAGTTAAAATTCTTGCTGGGCTAATAGAACAAAATTTAATTAAATTAGCTTTGTTAGCTTTAGATGAGATAGCAAGTCTTTTAGGAATAAGACAGTTGTATACTGAAAGTTTAAAAACAAAAGAATTAGAAAAACAAGCTAAACTTAAAAGTCAAATGAATGCTACTGGTACTCAACCAGAAGATATGGCTAAAGAACAATTAAGTAATATATTTGATGAACTATATAATAAATTAAAAACATCTTTTGATGATGTTTTAACTTCAGTGTCAGATATATTTACCAATATAGGTTCTTTTACTAATGACATATTTAATAACATAGGAAGTAGCGTAGGTGATATTTTATCATCATTAAGTTCTAGCATTGGAGATATATTCAGTTCAATATCTGGTTCCTTGGGAGATATATTGGGAAGTCTAGGAAATATGATGGGGGGTGGTGGTGGTAGTGGAGGAGGTTCTGAAGCACAAATGTTATTTGACATAGGTAAATTTTTATTTATGGCAGAAGGTGGTGCAATAAACGCAGGACAACCAGCAGTCGTTGGAGAACGAGGTAGAGAATTATTTATTCCTTCTACAAATGGAACTATTGTTCCTAATCACGATATGGGTTCAGCAAATAATATAACATTTAATATTCAAGCGAATGATGTTAGAGGTATTAAAGAATTATTAATTGATAATAGAGCAACTATAATTAACTTAGTTAATCAGGGTGCTAATCAAAAAGGAAAATCTAACGTAGTATGAGTGGAACATTCCCATCAAGTCCAGTACCTAGAAATGTAGCAATAAGTACAAATCAAAATACTATTGTTACCACTACTGCTTCAGGCAGACGACAAGCAAGACAAATTGACGGACAAAGATTTAGATTAAGACTTAGTTTCCCAGTTATGACGAGAACTGAGTTTGCACCGATACTAGCTTTTATAATGAAACAAAGATCACAAATGGAATCATTTACATATACTCCACCAACTGTTGAAGATGCTTTAGGTGTTGCTTCAGGAGTTATATCAGTTAATGGTGCTATCAGCGCTGGAGTTAATTCAGTAGCAATAGATGGAATGGCTAACAGTACATCAGGAGTATTTAAAGCTGGTGATCTATTTAGATTTACAGGGCAAAATAAAGTTTATATGTGTGTTGGTGATGTTTCATCAAATGGTTCTGGTCAAGGCACATTAACTTTTGAACCACCATTAAGAGCAAACGTATCTGACAATGCAGTTCTAATTTATTCTAATGTAGATTTTACAGTCGGACTTACTGGAGATATTCAAGAATTTATCATTGGTACAGAAAACTATTTTCAATACGAAATTGATCTTATAGAGGTATTGTAATGACAAGATCATTAAGTGCTGGAGTAATTGCAGAAATAGCAACTAATAAACTTAACCCAGTTGAACTTGTATATCTAGGAATAAGTACTGGCACATATTACACAGATCATTATAAAGATTTAAGTTATGACGGTAACACATATATAGCTTCATCTTTATTTTTAGGAAGTTCAGAAGTTCAAGAAAATGCTGATATTGCAGTTAATTCATTATCACTTAAATTTTCAGGTGCAGATACTACAATAATTTCTTTATTGCTTAACAATAACTACATGAACAAACCTGCAAAAATTTATAGAGGTTTTTTAAATGATAGTCAGGCACTTATAGCTGATCCATTTCTTTTATTTGATGGAAGAATATCTAGTTTTACATTAGAAGAAAACGCAACCACATCATCTGTTAATATTATTATATCATCTCATTGGGCAGATTTTGAAAAGATTTCAGGAAGAAGAACTACTGAGAACTCACAGAAATTATATTTTCCTAATGATAAAGGAATGGAGTTTGCAAGTCAGACAGCTAAAAAAATTAAATGGGGTTCTGCTTAATGAATGACTTATATAGAGCAGTGCATTTACATAGACAATTTAAAAGGTTTGATAAATACAGTTATTCAGAATTAGTTAAAATGCTTACTCCTTCATTAAACCTAGATCAGTACCAAATTCATAGAGTAGGCAATCAAGATGTAGGATTTACTAATTGGGCTTATCTTAGTGATAACGTACAACAAAGATTTGAAATGTCTTGTAGATTAAAAGCTAACGAATGGAACTGTGGAGATAATATTTGGGTAGTTGAAGTTCTTGCAAAAAGTCACGTTAAACAAATAATGAAATGGGTTATAGAATATTTCAAACAAAAAATAGAAGTTAATCAATCTGTAAATTGGATAAGAGCAGATGAAAAATATAATGTTTATAGAAGATCACAAAAATTTAAAAGAGAGTATCATTTATGCCCCCAGCAGTAGTATCAGCAATTATACAGTTCGTAATAGTTACTGCGATAAGTTATATACTTGCGCCAAAACCTAAAGCACCAACAAGAAGGGGTAGTCCTGAAGATGAAATAAGAGGAGTAACTGTTAGCAAAGATTCTAACAACAATTCTATTCCTATTGTTTATGGTAAAAGACAAGTTGGATTAACTAGAGTATTTGTAGAATCTTCAGGAACTGATAATCAATATCTTTATGTAGCTGGAATTCTAAGCGAGGGTGGTGGTGGCGGAATAACAGCAATAGATGAAGTTTATGTAGATGACAAATTAGTAACTTGGAGTGGTGCATTAACTGAC